AAAGTTTATGACTCTATGACAACTAAAAAGAATTTTAAAATGAAGCACATTGAAAAAATGACAAAATTGTTAGGTTCTTTGGCTGTAGGATGTTTTTATGAAGAACACGACAATATGAAACACTTTCATTATGTGCCAGTTTATTATTTTATGCCTTTTTTCGATAAAGATATGTTTAATCCTTATGCTATCACATATCCAAACTTTCAACCGGTAGATGACGCTTATAATACAGAAAAACTGACTTATAGTTATTATGATAGCGAAAAATACATCAAATTTGATGATAGCGGTAAGATTTTAGAAGAAGTACCTAATGAAAGCGGTGTTTTTCCGTTTACATTTTTTCATAGAGAAGACCAAATAGATTCTTTCTTTGTTGAAGGTGCTAATGACATTATATCTGCGAACGAACACATTAATATTACTATGACAGAGATGCAATTAGGACTCAGATACCAAATGTTTGGACAACCGGTAGCTTCTGGAGTATTAGCGGACCAAAATATAGCTAGAGCTGGCTCAAATGAGATTTTAATGCTTGGAGATAACGGAAAATTCGAAATTGTATCTCCGCAAGGCAATATTGGAGCTGTAATTGAAAATATTAAGCTACAGCTTGAGTTAGTAGCTTTAAATAATCATTTATATATTACTTTTTCTGATACTGGAGGAGAAGTTCCTTCTGGAATCGCTTTAAAGATTAAAGATGTCGAAAGAATGGAAGATTATCAAGACGATAAAGAGCTATTTCGTATGTTTGAGTATAATTTATATAAAAAAGAGTATGAATTGGCAAGGTTTAATGGTATTTCACTACCAAATCCAGAAAATTTTAAAATTGACTTCTATGATGTCGAATATCCAATGACTATTCAAGACCAAATATTGCAAGATGACTTTCATTTGAAACATAATCTTACAACAGAGGCTCATATCTTAATGAGAGACAATAAAGACCTTTCTTTTGACGATGCTGTGGCAACAATAGCAGAAAATAAAGAAATTAACGAGATGTTAATGGGAGATTTTGCTGAAGAACCTACAGAACCACAAAAACAACCGGAAGAACCTCAAAAAGAAGAAGAAAAGCCAGAAATTCCAGAAGGTCATCATATGCACGCTGACGGAACCATTATGAAAGACGAGGATATGAAGTAATGGAGATGTTTTATAGTCAAAACTTTGATTTTAAGCCTTTAAAACGACAAATTCCGGGATTAATAGCCGATAGAGTTAATAAAGATATAACTACAGTTAAAAGAGAGATAGAAAAAGGCATCAGAACCAGTAGAAGTCCAGTAACCGGTCAACCTTTTGCTCCTATAACTGAAACAACTAAAGAAGTAAGAGCTTTAAGAAGACAAAATAGAAAATCTAAGAATAAACCATTATTAGCAACTGGTAGAATGTCAAAACTTATAAGAAAAAACGCAAAAGCAAGAGGTTCAAGCTTCAAAGGCACTCTAACAATGGGAAGAGAGTACGGAGCTTATCATAATATAGGATATACCATTAAAAACAACTTTACAGTATCTGGTAGGACTAGAAATATTAAAAGTTCGTCTGGTACAGTAAGTAAAGTTAAGGGTAAGGGAAGATTTTTTAGAGTTAAAGGTAAGAAAGTGCCAATGAGAGTTTGGTTTGGAGTTCCTTCTAATTATAAGCCAGAAGTAGGTTTTCGTAGATTGTTAAATAAAATGCAAGTAGCTTTGAAGAGTGGAAAGCCTATAAGAAGAACTAGAATTGGAAGACTCGTAATATAATGAAAACTTTATTAAAACAAATATTTTCTATCTTGAAAGATATACACGATTACCAACTTACTAACAATCAGTTATTAGGTTTTTTAATTGAACAACACAAACCTCAAACACATATCAAAGAAAGCGATAAAAAGATTATTGTTACAAGTGAACAAATAGATTATATGCTAGAAAATGATATACCTCTTAATCAGTGGGGAGATTCTTAGACTCTAATGTCTCTAATTTCTCAAGCCATATCTTTCTTGCGGTTTTTGTATGCCTCCCTTTACCCAATGGCTTCAAGCCTACTTTTTTTGCCCGTGCTAATAGCTTCTTTGAGTCTTTTTTTTGTTTTGCTAGTTTTTCTGACTTCGATTCTTTTGGTTCTTGTACCTTTAGATTTTCTTCGAGACTATCTAAAACGATAGCATCTTCTATTTCAATCTTTTTGCCTTGCGATAAAAACTTCTCAAAAGGACTTTCTACCTTAACCTCTACGTTTCTTATAAGTTTTCCGGAATGCTCTAATATTAATCTACCAGCTTGAACATTACCATTTACAGCTTCTTTATACATTGCATCTAAAACTGAAGGAAGTTTTGCTCCAAATGACTTCATATATGTTTCATATAGATTCTCAACAAACAATTTATCATTTAACCAGTTGCTTATTGTATTTCTATGCACTCCTAGCTCTTTTGACATTTCAGTTAAGGTCATTTGCGGGTTTTTGACATACATCATAGAAAATTCTATTTGTTTTTTATTTAGGTTCATCTTCTTTTGCCTTGCCCTATGGTACGTTTTTTATAATATTTCTTACTAAGCTTATTACCATATTTGGTTCTATGACTATTGCCTTGCCTTGTTTTCTTTTTACCGTTTGTATGTCTTGTTTGACTGTTAAATAATGTTCGTCTCAATCTATATCCAATTCTTTATATAGGTCTTTATCTTTCATCTTCTTTGTTCCTCTTCCGATATCATCAGAAATAATCAGAGGCTTACCCATTAATCGAGTAAGCTCTCCGTTTCCTTTACATCTTAACACTTTCTGGTCGCATTTCTTCAGTTTAGCGTCGTTGAATCTTTGTACTTCTGTGAATTTCTCTCCACAAGAACAAATGTATTCATATGTAGGCATTATTTCTTTAGTGCCTTGCGTACTTCAGCCCATACTTCATCATCTAATTTGTTTGATGATTTAGCTACAAGGAAGTCTCCGACTTTTAACAATACAGCGATTAATACTTTCTCACTTAGTATACCAGTAAGAAGTTTGCTAACGATTATATTCATTTCTTTTTCCCCTTTTTTTTACTTTTCTTTTTTTTACCTTTTCCGTATCCGTAACCTATACCTTTTGGCATAATGTCCTCCTATCCGAATTTTTTTTGTTGACTCTTTGGCGGCGATTTCTTCCTACCTTGCGGTCCAGACCATAGGAACTTATCTGCCCAATATGCGGCGGACATCTTTCCTTTGCGGATATTAGCTGCGTGCCTTGCTTTAAAACTACGTCTAGCTTCCGGACTATAGTTGTGGCCCATACCTTGTGCACCAAATCTAATTAATTTAATTTTATGTCCTATTTGAGCTAAAACAATCGCTTTTTTCTTAGGATGTTTTGGCGTCATTTTAGGCTTATTTACGCCTTTTAGACGGTGCTTCTTAAGTAGGTTATCTTTTCGTGTTTCGTGTGCCATAATAGCTAAATTTAGTGCGGCGAATTGTTTTGTGCAACCTTTCGAATTTTAAATTCCCTTTTGAGTGGACTGTAATACGTCAACCATTGCCTTGCAATTATACGCCTTACCCCTTGACATTTTACAAAAATCAGTGCCTTGCAAAACAAAAACCGACTGACGAGTCGGTCGCTATTTTTGTCGTCATAGATTAACACACATTTTAGGCCTAAAAAAAAGTTATCCACAAAACAAACCGACTGGTCGGTCTGGAATATTTTGAGCAAAAAGAGAGAGGTTTTGAGGCCCTAAAAATAACAAATTTTCACAATGATTCTCTCTCTATTCTTTAGCTCTCTATATATATGCATTAGGCTTAGGCTACTCCGTAGCAATGAAAGGCAATTTCGTAAGTTAACAGCGTGATGAATAACAAACGAAAGGACAAACAAATGAATATCACAAAACTGATTAACCAAACTATGGAGCTTACCTTGCTAGTTACTACACTAGTCTGGTTGTTCTCCTTGATTTACTTCTTGCTAGTTACTGACTTCTCTCAGAGCTTACCGGCTCCGTTCGAGTGGAACCCAGTCGAGCAAGACTTAAGAGCTGAACTTCTAAAAAGCTCGACGGTGGCAATGTACATCATTGCACCGGTAACCTATCTCATTAACAGACTAACGAAAGGAGTATCAAAATGAGAGGCACATTGAAAAACCCTAGTTTCCACTTCCAAAATACGCACGTAGATTTTCTGGTCGGTAGTGCTGGAACTACTGGAACTGACCAACAGAACATCCTCGTCTATGGAGAGATGAAGAAGAACACTACTGAGAGAGGAGACTATTACTCTCTCTCTAAGGCTAGAGCTTTTCGTTCTGGTTTCGACTGGACAGCACCGAACTTAATTAAGATGCCAGTCTCACAAATCAAGACGTTGCTATCGGCTACTGACGTAGACTTTGCCTCACGTGTTGGAAGTTTTACCGGTCCAGACGTGAGAGAGAATCTGAATCAGATTCCAGTACCGTCAGACTTGACCGACAACTCTGGAGCTACTTACTGGGTCTATGCTGAGGACTTTCCTAAAGTCTTCGACTATGACTCCGTCTTTAGATTCTGGAGTGTTTACGGACCAGACGGAGGCAAAGGAATTAGAACCTCTCGCCTCTCCTATCATCTCGTCAAGGCCTTGAGAAAGCTACACCAGTGTAAAGACTGTCGACAAGCTTATCGAAACTATTGCCAGTGCCTTGCACAAGCTGGCCAACCTCATAGCTGGAGAAGAAATCACTCTGGAAATATCGTATTCTATGACGTGAAAAACGGCAACGTTCAGACGAGTAGAGACTCATTTAATAGGGCCTCGACTAAGTCTCAGAGGAAACCGTTCATAGGTATAGAGATAGAATGTGAGATGCAAAACACTAAGAGCAAGAAAGAACAGAACATCCAGCTCCTAAAGTTTTGTAAGAACAAACACGGACTAAACTTCTCGAATTTGTTTGCTGATTTTAAGTCCGATAGTACCTTGCGAAACGGTGTCGAGATAGTCTCTCAACCGTTCTCGAGTGACTACTATCACAAGTTCCGACCAGCTTTCGAGGAGCTATCGAATCAGTTTGCTAAGCTAGGCATCGAGGGGAATGAGAATCATATCAGACGAGGCGGTTCTGGTGTTGGTCTTCATATGCACCTCTCAAGAGATTCCTTTGCCTCTCCTCAGCACGCACAGAGATTCGTAAAATTACAGCACACCTCGGCGAGTCAGCTCTGGCATCTCTCTAACAGAGAGGTCAACGGTCGTTCTGTCTGTTACTCTGGAAGTGATATCAGAGACGCATTCAACTTCTCCGTCAACAGCGAGACTCTTAAGCTAAGAGAGACCGCCGACGGCTTAGGCTTGAAAGGCAACGGCTATCTCAGCGACAAAGATATCAAGAAAGTCGGTAAGTCCGTCTATGCTAAGGAGAGCTGTTCTTCTCGTGCTTGGTGGAACTACGGCAACAGTCAGACGATAGAGTTCCGCTTGCCGGCATCTGTCTTCGACAAACAAGAGAAAGGAAAGGCAAAAAAATACTCTAAGTTTTGTGCTACTTTCGAGCTGTTGTTCTCTATGGTCGAATATACCAGAGACGTGAACTTCGATGACGTATCTTTCGAGGGTTACTGTTACTGGTTGAGAGGTAAAAAAGTCTGGAGAAATATTCTCGAGGCTATCAAGTCGAACGAAGAGGTTCTTAAAATCACTTTTGGAGTCGGTAACTTGGTCACAAGCTCAGACGAAGATATCAAGGACCTATCGAAGAACATTGAAGAGCTAAACTTCCGACGTCAAGGAGAGCTAAGGCTGTCAGATATCTCAGACATAGAGGAGATGATAACCAATGCTCAAAACGTCGTCGATGCACTGAGAGGCAATAAGTATCTCGATAACAAAATTGTCGACGAGAAAATTGCAAAATTCACAAACAAGAAAGGAGAGAAAAAATGTGCGTAGCAATACTGAAAGGAAAAAATAAGAGAATATCGAGGGCCGAGCTGACTGATGCTTGGAATAGTAACCCAGACGGAGGAGGCCTTGCTTGGTCAGAGGGAGGCAAACTCCACGTCTTTAAGTCATTCGACAAAGACGGTAAGATGATGAACCGAGACGAGTTTGTCGACATAGCTGTCAAGTTACAGACGAAATATCTCTCTGAGAATATGCTAATTCACTTCAGAATAGCGACTCAAGGAGAGGTCAACGAGAGGAACTGTCATCCGTTCATAGTCAACAAAGACGTCGTCTTCATTCACAACGGAGTCATCAGAGACGTACCTCACAGCAACGAGGTCAGTGATACTCGTTACTTTAACCGTCTTTACCTCCGTGCCTTGCCGTTCAAGTTCGGAGACGAGCATTCACCAGTCTTCGGTGCGAGAGGCATCAATAAGCTCATCGAGGACCGTATAGGCTGGAGCAAGCTCATCTTCCTCAATAGCGGAGGCGAGTTCGAGATAGTTAACGAGGACTCCGGCACGTGGAAGAGAGGTAACTGGTTCTCAAATCTGAATCATTGCCGTATGACGAGAACATTCAAGTTCTCCAACGCACTGAAACCAACATCACAGAGGGAACTCGACCTCTAAACCAGTAGATTCTCCGACGAGAATCGCAAATAAGGGCCTAAATTCGTTGAATTTGGGCCTTTTTTGTATCTATTCATACGAGTACCCTACTTTTTTCAATAACGGCCGTAAAAGTGCATTTTTGAGGCTCCTAGAGGCATTGTAGCATTTGACCAGAGGCCTACAAATAGGCCAGAGGCTTACAAGATTAGCTCTTTACCGTCATAGCACCGTCATAGGCAAGGGAATATCTGTCTCGGAGTTTTTGACGCTGTAAGAGGCTGATTTTGAAATCTGGACCTTGATTCGCTTTTTGCAAGGCAAGCACTAAATCAGATTTTTTCAAGCTATCAAAATCACGCTTTTTTAGGCTGTGGAAAACTTGGGGAAAACCGAAAAGTTCACGAAAAGTTATCCACATTCCTCTAAACCTAGAAATATGTTAAGTTACAGCTACGTCTCGACGAGAAACCGACTACTCGGTCGGTTTTTTGCAAAAAAAAAATTTGTAAACGATTTTTGTCGACGAAGATTTTTTGATTCTATGACGACAAACAAAATGCAAGGCTTTACCAAGCTTTTTTGTGGCTCCAAAAGTGGCCAAAAACGCATCAAATTTCCAAAAAGTTATAATTGATAGCTGGAAAAAATGTATATGAGTTTATAGACATAAAAAGATACATTTGTTATAGAAAAAAATAAGAAATAAGTAAAAAAAGCTTGCATCGTATACCCCCCCCTCCCTATATTCGCAGTATGCGAGATGCAAAGAGAACAACAATTTTTATTATCATACAAGGCGGAGGAGTTTCCCCTTTTAACTATCATAAAACTTATAGTAGTGAACACTATAAGTACTCCTTTCGTGTCAACGAAACTTCTCCGTCGTTCTTTTCAAAAAATTTATTAACAATAAACGAGGGATATAATAATGAGTGCTAAGATAGAAGAATGTTGTATTTGTCACGAAGATATTGATATTCAATATGTCGAAGAGATAAATAATAAGAATGGTACAAGGCACAAGAAAGTTTTTTGGTCTATGGGCCACAATGCTGAACCTATTAAACAAGGTCGCTGTTGTACTGTATGTAATACTACTGTTGTGATTCCACAACGTATATTAATGATTCAACAAGGTCAAGACTTTAGGGAGGCAATTAATGATAACGATTAAAAATTGCGATACCGAAAAACTAAAAAGTATTCTGATGAACACTAAAGGTAAACTGTTTTCAGTTTCCTTTATCAAGAAGAATGGCGAACTACGCAATATGGTAGCTCGCTTAGATGTAAAATCTAGAGCTAAGAACCCTAATAAGAAATCAACCGTTGAGCAAAAACATTTGCCTTACGTGTTAGTATTTGATTTCCATAAGGACTCTTACAAGACAGTTAATTATAACACAATACAAAATATAAAGTTTCAAAACACTTTATATGAAAGGTAGTTGAAGGAAATATGAAAACTAAAATCAAATTAGCTAAAACAACAAAAGACAAAAGAAAGGCAATGAAAGAAATTGACAAAGAGTTTGTAGAAATTACAAAGAACTACGACGGCTTTGTTAAGCAGTTTCTTTTTAAGGCTTTCTTTCTTGGACTTGGCAGAGGCTTAAATCAATGTAGCTTGGTGCTGGATAATCATTATGACAATAAAGACTTTGATTGTGACATTCAAGAGCTTAGAAAAAAAGTTGGGATAGATAAACCTAATCATATTAACGTAAGATTATTGGAGGATGATAATGCCTAACAATATATATGACAGTCAAATAAAGCAAGCTTTAAAGGATAAAAAAGATAAGCTTTGTGCAGAGTCTTGGGAGGCTATTAGAATGGCTTACAGAGACGGGAACTTAAATGAAATTGTATCTGACAATATTGCCTTACTTCAATTACGTAAGCTTGATGAGTTTGAGCAAGCACCAGTAATAGATGTAGATGATATTGGGAGGCAGTTTAACAAAATTTTAGCAAGAATAGATGAGACAAATCAAATCATCATTGACGGCTGGAATGACAAACAAAGAGACTATGCAAATGATAGCAGATAGCATAGGAGGTATGGTGGGAGAAATTATAAATTTTACAATTTTATATTTCTCTTGCCTTGCCTTACTGTTATTAATTATCAGCTTTAAGGAGACACTATGAACTTTGATTTACTATTAAAGACTCAACAAGAACTTCATTTAAATAATGCAAAATGGAATCAAGCTATAACTCAAATTAAAGAGATAACAATATTCCAATGTGCAACGCAAAAAGAATTTGAAGATGAAGTTGATAAGATAATTAAACAATGTTTTAGGGAGAGGCAAAATGATAAATAATGATTTAGATAAAATGATTTCAAAGGTTTTTAAAAGTTTAATAAAAGCAGAAAAGCAGTTATTAAAAACAAGACAGCACTTAAATAGGGTTGAGGAAACAGCTAAGATGCATCGTGATAACCTTGCAAGGTATAAGAAAGGATTTGATATCTTGTCAGATTATTTTGATTCTATTAGCGAAGAAGAAAAACCAAAAGTGCATAAACAGCTCAAAGAGCTAAACTTATAAGGAGAGGCAAATGGCAAAAACATATGCAACCGGTAGAAAAAAACACGAAAACGTGAAAACTCTACTTACTGGAAGAAAGAGAATAAAAGATACTAAAACTGATAAGGTTATAAACTATCTTAAAAGAAATGGTTCTATAACAACTTGGGAGGCAATCGAACAGTTTCGGGCCACAAGATTATCAGCGATAATATTTAACTTAAGATTGCAAGGCTTTATGATTAGGTCTGAAAAGGTCGAACAGATTGACGGTACTAGCTTTGTTAGATATCAGCTTGATAACCCTTTTCAGTAACTGGGAAGCAGATTAATTATAGTAATGCCTTGCATTATTATATAAAACGTACTTAATTTTGTGAAAAAACTATGGAACGAAAACAAAACAGACAGTTAGTCTTAAAGTTAAACGATAGAGAAGAGTGTAATTATATTATATATGGATTGTCAAAACTACCTCAGCTTACAAAAAACGTCAACGAAACCAAGTTGAATATGTTGATAGCTAATATTGAGGTCGTCAAGGCAAGCTTAGATAAACAGCATTAATGCTACTCAAGCATTCATCATTACCTCTACCTCTCTTTGTTTGTTCATCGTGTTTGAGTAGCAAAATTAAAATGGAGATAGAATGGAAGAAAAAGGAAAAAAAGTAGGGATACAGATAGACAAGTTAACCTACAATGGACTGAAACAAGAGAGTGGAAAACAGTATAGAACTATTACCTCTCTTGTCAGAAAAGTACTAAACGAATATCTAGAGGACAAAGGATATACGTTTCGATAATAATCATTAACTGAGAGGTAAAGATGAATAAACTAGAAATAATGAATACTTATGAGCTAGACCCTAAAAAGGATTTCTGGATTCATAAGCAAACCGGAAAGCATATCATTTCTTTCGAGGCGATTGAAAAGATGATTGACTATCACGAAATAGTATTTGAACAACCAGAAAAAAACTTTAGCACAAAAGACAATGAAGTTGCCTTGCTAATAACTGGTCGTATGTTTGATGAAGAGCTTAAAGAAAAACAATGTTGGAGTTTTGGCGAGGCTAATTCTAATAACTGTTACATTGATTATTTATGGTCAATGGCAGAGAAGAGAGGCAAAGCTAGAGTTGTTATGAAGTTGTTGGGCTTTTATGGTGGCAACAACGGATTCTACTCTGATGTTGAAATGGAAATACAAGGACAAATTGAACAGAATACTAAAGATGTTGAATTTGGATTTTAATCTTATATACCTCTCCTATAAAGGAGAGGTATTGAAAGGAGCAGAACAATGAAGTTCAAGATACTTAAAGATACTGATTTCTCATATGACAGCAAAGATAAAGATGTCATAACTCACACAAAATGGTACAGTATAAAGAGAAGAGTAAAGAAAAACCCTAAAGCTATAACTTTTAACCCAGTGGAAGTTGAGTTGCAAAACTTATATGCAGAATGGGAAAGAGAGAGGCAAGATAGATTTGTTTTGAGGTTGGCTTTGTTTATTTGTTTTTTGGCTATTTTAATTGCAATAGGACACGCAATATGGTTCCAGAGTTAAACGTAGACTGGGCAGAACCAGAAAAATTCTGGAAAAAGTCAGAAGAAGAAAGGTTTCAATATTTTAAAAACACAAGTTTACAGTATTTTACCTTGCTTGACGAATTAAAAGAAGACCCTAAATGGACTAAAAAAGCTAATATGGCTAAAGAAGTTTTTACTAATGTAATGTTCTTTTTGGTGTTTTTAATGACTACAAAAGAAGAACAACAGCAAGGCATAGTTGATATTTGGATTGATAGATTTATAACCGATATAAAAGAAATGCAAGATATCTTCATAAGCTTAGATAAAGTAGGAACGGCTTAATGCAAGGTAACGGCTGGATAAAACTACATCGAGATATTCAACATCATTGGATATTTCAAAGAGATGATTATTTTAAGGCTTGGATTCTTTTGCTTTGTAAGGCTAATCATAAAGATTATACAACCCTTATGAACAACGAGCTTGTTGAAGTAAGACGTGGTCAAGTTGCAACATCATTAAAGAAGTTAGGATTAACCTTACGTTGGTCTCCAAGCAAAGTAAAAAGATTTTTAAAAAATCTAGAAAAAGATAAAATGATTTACCTTGCAGATGAAAAAAGGTGGACACACCTAAGTATCAATAACTACGAGACTTACCAGCAAGGCAAGAACGATATCGAAACACAAACGAACTTCAAACAAACTAAAGTCGAACACAATCAAATAAATATAAAGAAAGAAAAGAATGAAAAGAAATCTCTAACAAAAGATACTCAGTTGAAAGGCATAAAAGAAAAACTAGATAAACTACAAGAAGATTTCCCTTACGTAGATGTAAAGTCTGAATATTTAAGAATGGAAGACTGGTTGTTATCTAGTGGCAAAAGATATAAGAACTACCTTGCATTCTTTAGAAATTGGTTACGCAAGGCATCCGAGAATGTACCGACTGATACGACAAAATCTTACAGTTATATTTGTAAGGTATGCAATAAAGAAAAAACTAAATCAGAATATAAAGACTTATATGTCGAATGTTGTGATAAAAAAATACAACCAACAATATAAAGGAACCCCCCCCTATGGCTAAGATAATAGATACTACGTGGTCAATCAAACACGAGGGAAAACTTAATCCTAATAATGTAATACTCACTGATAATAAATATAAAGAACTTGTATCAAAACTTAAAGAAGTTGATAATTCTTTGGGAGCTGACTACGAACCAGATTATGTCAGTGATTGCTGTACACACAGTGCTTTTGGTAATAGCTTTATAGAAGAAGAACTGACTGGGATTTGTGGTAAGTGTTTTGACGGTGCAAATTTTAGTGATTTAAATGAAGAGGAGATTGTATGCCAATAAACAGTCAAGAGAAAGGCAAAAGAGCAGAAAGAGAAGTTGCTAAAATGATTAATAAATACTTGGGAACAAATGTAAGAAGAACTCCAAGCTCTGGAGGGCTGTCAATTAAAGGAGATATCATAGATATTAACCCAGATTCAGTTGCCTTTCAATATCATTTTGAAGTAAAAGACCAAAAAAAACTAATGATTCCTAAGTGGTGGCAACAAATTTATGATGATTGTGGTACAAAAATTCCTATTAATATATTTAAAATGAATGCTAAATTCTATTCAACAATGGAATTTGTAGACTGGTTGAGTTTACTGTCCGAAATGGAAGAGCTAAAAAATTTGTTAAAAGATAAAGAAAACAAAATAGAGTCTTTAAAGGAGCAATTATCTAAATGAAAGAATACGATAATCAAGTAGTCGTATGTCCGGCTTGTAATTCCTCCGATGTGAGAAAAAAAGGATTTCATCATTACAAGTCTGGAGAAAGCAAACAACGTTGGCTTTGTAATAAATGTGGATATTCTACTATTGATATGATGATGCTTGATAAAGAAGTTATTATTGAAAACGTAAGGCTAGAAAAAAGAGCTCAAAGACTTCAAGATTTAAACAGAATAAAAAACAAATCATTTAGGGAACACGGAAGATTAGACAATGCTTTAATAGAGTTTTCCAAGGCATTAACTGCAACAATATCTAGAACTCCAGTTCGTAGATTCGAAAAAATAGATTACAGTGATTCTACTGGTACCGGTCTTATACAAATATCAGATACACACTTTAACGAACTTGTTGAAATGGAAAGCAATCAATATGATTTTGAAATTGCCTCACGTAGAATGAAACATTTTGTTTGCAAGGCAAAGAAGTATTTGAAGGCTATGGGAGTAAAAAAAGTTTTTATTGCAATTACTGGAGACTTGATGAACTCAGACAGAAGACTAGATGAATTATTATCTATGGCATCGAACAGAGCTAATGCTACTTTTATAGGAGTAGAAATTTTAAAACAAGCTATTGAAGATATTAGATTAGATTTTCACGTTACTATTGGTTGCGTAAGCGGAAACGAAAGCAGAGCAAATCCAGAAATGGGATTTACTGAAGTTGTAGCATCTGACAATTACGATAATACTATTTATAATATTTTATATTACATCTTTAAAGATAAGTCAGATATTGAATTTATTCCTATGAAAAACTCTTTAGAGTTAGTAGTTGATATAGAAGGACAAAAGATTTTAATGATGCACGGACACAGTGTTAAAGGAAAGGTAGAAGCAAGCGTCACACAAATCAAAGGTCGTTATGCCTCTCAAGGCATAGAGATTGCATATATTATATTTGGGCATATACATTCTGCTAGGATAGGAGATACCTATGGTAGAAGTGCCTCTTTAGTTGGTGCTAACGCATATTCAGAAAAAGCGTTAAACCTAGAAAGTCGTGCCTCTCAAAATGTTTATATATTTTACAAGAACGGTAATAGAGACGGTGTTAAGATAGACTTGCAAAACATAGACGATAAAGGATACCCTATTGCTAAAGAAATAGAGGCTTATAATGCTAAGTCTGCAAGCAAACTATCGCAAGGCAAAGTAATATTCCAAGTGGTAAAAATTTAATTTAACGTAAACTTATAAATAGGAGGCGGGGGAAATAATATAAACAAAGTAAAAATATAGAAAGGAGTCTTACCTTTTAATAATTTTTGCAAATATTTATTGGGTTGGCTACTCTCCCCCCCCCTTATGAAAGGATAACTATGGCTGATAAAAAGAAAAAGTTTGAACCTAACGAGCAAAGAGGATTTATATTTAAGAATAAATTTAAATCAAAAGACTCTCAACCAGATTTCCAAGGCAGTTGTAAGCTTGACGGAAAAATATGGCAAGTAACATTGTGGAAAAAAGTTACTAAAAATGGAGACCCAATGCTGTCTTTGGCATTTACAACCGAAGAAGTTAAATCTAAGAAATATGCAGCTGCTCCCGGTCAACCTATAGAAGAAGACGATTTACCGTTTTAAATTGATTTAAGAGCTATTCTCGTGCGTTTTATTACACTTCTTGTAATATACTAAAGGATACAGAGTAGATTCCGTAAGATGTTTGTACAAAACTTAGATTGTCTTCAGTAAATCTTACGGTATAATAAGTTGAATTGTTTGGAGTAAATTGAAAGGCATCTTTTCTACCGTCAACAGCATCTAGCAAAGCAATAAGCTTCCCTTTATCTGTTTCAGATAAATTTGTATAAGTTAATTTATATTCTAGTTGTTTACCATATCTTTGATTGGTATATATCTTACCGCCATATGATTGATTTATTGAAATTCCCTTATAGTTGGTTTTTTCTTCAACGTTCATATCTGGATTTCTAGAAGGAGAATATGGAGTTGTGCCTCCCGCTGCTCCCACTAATCTAAATTTTGCTTCTGTAATTACTGCCATATTAAACCTACATTATTTCATATGCTGATATTGATATTTTACCAATACTTCTGGTCGTAGAAGTTACTATAAATTTATATCTGTACCAAGCAACACTTGGAGTTGACTTTAAAGCAGTAAAATCTGGAGCCTCTGTACCAAAAGGTTTTTGCGTTGTATTGTTTCCGTCCAAAGAGATTATATCTCCTACTTCTAGTCCGTAAAAACTAGGATTTACAACGTCAAAAGATAGTTGTATTCTAGGTCTATCGCTTAATGGAGAATAATGATTATGATAAAAATTAGACAGCTGACCTTTTACATCTATAACATTTTTAACTTCTTTAATATTTTCTGTGCTAATAGCATACTTTGTTCTGTTTTCTGAATTGTCAAATTCTTTTGATTCTAAAAAGTTGCTATTACTTGCTGGGTCTCTATGATAATTAATTTTATATTTTGTCGCTATTTTATCTAAAGATAAATGTGATATTTGCAAGTTAGCTATATCTAAATCATCTAAATCATCAAAAGGAAACATTACTTTAAAAATAATAGCATTCTCTGGCAAAGGATAATTAGCATCAGAAGGAATTAATTGCCTCTCCAAAAAGAAAGCTCTGTCTGCACCGGAAGGAGGAGCTATTTGTGTGTGGTCTTGTTCATAAACTCTCATAAACTCAAAATGAGTTGAAAGCCCAGTAGGATTTACTGCAATTATATCTCCGTGTGAAAGATGTTCTGAACCAGTATAATCAACACCACAATATGTATCTGTTTGAGATATGCCGCTTCCACCAACAGTTTGCAAGGTACCAATATTCTTTAAGTAAGGTTTTGTTGTGCTGACTGTTGTGCTAGTTGTTAAGTAGGACGGGCTAATATATTCAAAACTACCGTCTAATTTATTCCTCATTATAAAACAACCAAAGTGCTGTATTTCATCTAGAACTTCTTCTAATTTTTTTTGTTTTTTAATATAGTAATGCATTTGACCTTTTTTTGATAACATCCCTTGTATCTCTGTAAAAGTAGTAGGTCTTGTGCTACTAAAATTGGAAGGCATAAAAGTTTCACATAAATATCTGTGAGCTTCTACTGGATTAGTTATTACCGAGTTTGAACCACTTAATTTATGACCGTCTTGTACACTGTATAATTCTTTAACGTTACCTACTATTTCTGAAGCTGATTGAACTTGCGTTGAGCTTTCGTCTATTTGTGTGGTAATAGCAAAATGAGGAGTGATATCATAATCTATGCTATAACTTTGCGTACCAGACCAAAAAAATTGCATTTTAACATCTACTCTTTGTGGCAATCCTCCGCTATTATCTGAATCATTAGTTACTGTATTTTCATTTAATACATTATTTGTTACAAACTCTTCAGATATATCAGCTATAGAACTTAAAGTATTGCCAGACACTGTTCTAGATACCATTTGATAATTAGAAACTCCAGCAGCACTATCGCTACCCCAATAAACATCTATTACTGCTTTGTAAGAGCTAAAATTATTAATATTAATATTAACATTATCAAACTCTAGTGTAAGAGTTATAGCTTCTGGAGTATGCTTTATACTTCCAATTTCTTGTAAGCTATGAGTCACTTGTACGCTATTATTTGCAGAACCGCTTATATCAGTTCTAAAAGTTGTTCTGTCATTTATTAAACTACCTTGACTGCTGTCTGCTATCCCTACTAGAGACAATGCACCTCTTCTAAGATTTAATTGTGCCGACCTTCCAAAAATTGTTGTACTTCCGTCTTGTGCTGTTAGACTTGTTTGTGTTTCATTGTTTAAAAGTGTGCCTCCCGCTTTTGTCATATTTTCAGAGCCGGGAGTTCTAAAAAGTCCAGTCTCAGATACGTGTAAATATCCGGTACTTACTGGAGTAGTATCGCTTTCGTGTGCTAAAGTAATTAACCTTCCAGCTTTTACTGTTTCTACTGGTACTGGATGTGCATTTACTCCTAAGGTTTGAGTTTTTATTCCTAAAAAACCACCTCCAAAGGTATGTCCAGTATAGTTGCCAAAAACAATAGGTACATAATTGCCTTGCACTGATTGAGTTACTGGAACGTTTATATTTTCAAAAGGTCTCAATGAACTTACTTGCAAGGTAATTTTATTTTCAGTTGTTTGTACAGCCCTAAGGATACCTTGATAGATTAATAAACAGTTACTTAAATTATTTTCATCATCTAATTGAGAATATATTTTTACTGTTCTGTTTAAATATGTTCTGGTGTGTAATAATAAATCGTCTAAACCGTCGTTAGCACAGCTTATACTTAAATTACCTAAAGATGCTTTTGATTTATTTAAATCAATGCTTTCTCTTATTGCTGGTATGTTAGTTATAACACCGTTAAATGTTTCAGAGCTTACCGTTGTTTGATGCGTAGAAAGTCTTTTACCGACGGCATCTTGGTCATTAAAAATCTCTACTAAATAATGCTCTTTTATTTTTTGTCCTAAATTAGAACTATAATTAGCTGGTAAAGATAAAGCCATTATGAAAGATTTAGCCTTCCAGCTTCCTCAATCTTAGGTATGATAACATCCAGTATTGTTTCATCTACTAAAGGAGCAGATACATTAATGTTTATATTTTGTACGGGAGATGAACCTTGCCTTGCAGAAAGTCCGCTTAGAGGTTGTACTGTAACTCTTTCTGGACCAGACTCTCCTACTAGCATATTTTGTGGACCGGAAGTAATAAAACTACCACCAGTCGCAAATCTTGGAGCTGGTTGTGCGGCAATAGCGGCTATCTGTGCAGCACCTAATGCTGCTACAAATGCTGCCATACCTACATTTGGTAAAGCTTTCGTATAAGCTTCTGCAGTATTCATTGCTGCGTCAGCCATATTACTTGCTTTATTAATCATAAATGCTTTCTTTCTTTGGCTTTTAAATTTTTGCTGTATTCTATTTTCCATTACAGCACGTTCTTCTTGAGAGGCATTTTCAAATGCTTTAGTAGCTTTTAGGGCTTCTAATTCTCTATTCATTCTTTGATTTACTAAATCTCCATAAGATGTTGAAAAGTCAGAGAATTTTTGCAAGGCAGTTTGCATTGCTATAATATTTTGGTCTTGTTGAAATTTTTGATGTGCTGTCAATTCTTCTGTTTTGTTCTTAGACTTATCTAGTTCGTCATTATAAAGGCCTTGCAACAAAATTGTTTTTATAAGCTGGTTATTATAAAATGACTGAGGGTCTTCTGCGTCTTTAAAAAAGTCAGCTACTGACTGACCGCTTTCAATAGCACCAGCTAAATCAATTTGTTTTCTTCCAGCAGCAACTAAACCAGCATTATATTTAACGAGGTTTTCAACTCTTCTTTTTTCTGCGTCGTGAGTTCCATTTAACAATCCATTATACTTAGCTTGTACTTCAGCTTGTTGTGCAAGTATGTCTATTGTTTTGTTTAGTAAAAGTCTTCCAGCTCTTTCATCCTCGTCATTTAAGTCTTGCTGTGCTTTTATATTTGCTTTTAAAGTTTCAATGTATTTTTCGTAGGCCATTTGTTTTTGGACTATTTGCTTTACAGCATCCCTACTTTCTAATCTTTTATCTTTATCGATAGTTAAGAGCATTTTTTCTATTCTTATATTTTGCTCTTGTACTTCTAGTTGTCTTATTTGTTTTTCAGACAATCCTACTAGTTCAGCCGACTCTTGCTTAATATTTGCTATACTAAGCTCTTGTGTTAAAACCATAGCTCTGTATTTGTTTTTCATTTTTTCTAAGTTTTCATCTACTGCATCTGCAGCATCATCTGATGCACCAGCAATTTTTGAAAAAGCGTCCGCTAAATCGTCGTTAGTATCAGCTAATGCTCTTGCTCTTGCATTTGCAGACATCATAGTTATACCTATTAAGGTCAACACAGCAGCGGCTGGATGCGTAACAGCTTTTAAAATAGCAAAACCTTTTGCCATTAATACTGTTCTGTTAAATACAATTAAAGATGCGACTTTATATACACCGAAAGCTATTATAAGTTGTTTCGTTGTGTCTAAAAATGCAAAGATAGTATCTTTGTTTTCACTCATAGATTTAAATAAATCTTCCAACGCATTGGCAGTAGAAACTAAACTTGGTATAAAAAATTCTCCTAAATCTTCTTGTAGAGTTCCAAAGGCCATACCCATACCTTGTTGTGCACCTTCTGCTGTTGCTCTCATAGCTTCTTGTAATCCACCGAATTGAGTTTCGGCGGCGTCTAATATAATTGACTGAGCTTCAAATAATTTATTTTGTTTAACAAGTTCTTTAATAGTGTCTTTTTGTGTTTGTGTAAAAGTAAAACCAGAACGACTTAAAGCTCCTAATTGTTTATCCGGGTCTTGCAATGCCTTTCCTAATTGAATTGCAGCACCTCTAAGATTTTCAAACGTAGGTATACCTTGAGCAATACCTATAGCCATATCGTTTACAGAGTTTAGCGTACGTTCAAATGCCTCTCCTTGTATATTAGTAAAGGTTAAGAGCAAGGCAGCTACACTATTATTTGTTTCATCTCCAACGACACCAGTTTCTTCAATAGCTGCTGTCATTTTTTGTATTTCCTCAGAAGATAATCCAGCTACTCCACCAGTAGATGCAATAGCAGCACTAAGTCTTCTTTCTGATGACTCTTGCTCTTGATATGCCCTAGTTAATCTACCAACGGTTGCAGCGTATAAACCTATTGCGAATGTTGCTAGTAATAGCTTAGAACGAAACACAGAAAAACTAAAACTACCATTTTGAACTACTTTATTCATATTTCTTTGGTTTCTCATAGCGAGCATACCAGAGGCTATTTGTTTTTCTTGTGCTTTTTGAGTCATACCTAAAGCAGTACCTAAGGCTTTTTGACTTGCACCTAAAGTGACAGTAGAGTTACTAAGAGCATTTATAGCAGCGATTAGCTGTTTTTCGCCCTTAGGCTTAAACTCTATCGTTATATTATTTTTTCCCGTTGCTTTGCTTTTCGGCATCTATTTCTCGTTGTCGTTCTATAATATTTTTAATAAAAAAACTTTTACTTATCCATTTTTTTGGCTGTTTGCCATAGTGACCTTCATATGCCGGTACACTAAATGTAGTACAGTAAATATATTTATTTATATCTTCTTGTGCACTGTTAGAATATAAAAATCTTTTGCAAGCAAAGAAAGGTAGTTGTCCAAAAATTGCTTCAGCTATATTGAAGTCTTTGCCTTTCGTTTTATTAACGTGTTTAACTTCAGCTATTAGCTTATCAATTATATCTTGAACATCTTTATCAGATTCGAATGTTAAGGTAGGGTATCTATTGTCAATCTTGAGAGGCACTTGTGCTTTATATGGGTATTTATCGTATTGACATCCCTCACAAACACCTATACACTCCGGACTTCTAAAGCTCAACAATACATTATATTCGAGAGTATAGGAATCTACTCCCCCAGTTCTTGATACTGCCTTACTTCAAGAGCTAGATTATTTTTATCGTCTTCAGATAAACCTTTAATAAGTTTGTCGTCAGCATTTTTTACTCCCTTGCGAATCCAAGCAGTCCTTGCAGCTGACATACCTTTAACAAAGCTATTTCCTTCTTTGTCTTGCATTATGCTTGGTATGTCATTGCAAAAATCAATGTCATCTACAGACATTTCTAACAGTTCTACTTCTTTCCCAGTAGAAAGCTTAAACTTCTTCTTCATTGTATCTCCTTATTAATTATATTCTAACGCTAATTAGATTACCGCTTAACTTATCAATCATTTTCATAGTTAAGGTAAGTTTCAAATAGTCACTCTCATCAAAAGCAACTTCAGTAATAACAGCAGCTGGAATATTAAATCCTAAATCTGCTGATTGCGTAAAGTCAGAAGCACTTGATAAGAATAAAGCATCTGAAGTAATTGGCGTTAATTCTTTCTGCATTTGGAAGAACTGGTCTACATTGTCGTCATATTTAACAGTAGCTGTAACTTGTACATCTAAGTTAGGTACGCCTCGCAAATAACTTTCTGGACAGCCCTCATAACCTCCAGATGTTTTGTTTCCAAGAAATGCAACCGGATTTTCAACAGCTAATTCAAAATTATCTAAAGCTACTACTTGCCCTCCAATTTTTTTATCTTCAGTGAATTGTCCAAGATATTGGAAATTTTCAGTAAAGTCTGTAAATCCAGAAAGTTTTGCAGCACCTATAGCAGTTAGAGTGTTTCTAGTCATAGCTGTTAACTCAAACATTAATCTTCCACCATTTTCTTGTGCGTTACCAGTAACTTTAAAACTTGTAACAACACATCCCGGTATAGAGTAAGAGTTCCCAGATACTCCTCCACCAGTAGTTACATCGGCATTTGCTAATCCGTTTACATAAAAACATACGGTATTGTGTGCACCACTAGATGAAGCTCCAAAGTTAAATGCGGTATGTTCATATCCAGAAGCAAGTGTAATAAAATTACTTGCTACTGCTTTACCAAAAGCGGCTGGAAATAAAATATCAATTAAATCTGTAGTCAATACACCAGAAACAGAAAATTCGTGAACTGCTCCCGGCTCGTGAGATAATAAATCGTTTTGATTTAAAACTCTCCCAGTAGAACCGCTTCTTTGTTCCATAACTCTTAAATCGTTATATGTTGGCATACTAATTGAATCGGTTTCAATAGCGACAAAAGCACTTCCAGAAGGTGCGGTTCCTACAGTAGCCTCTGGAGCTACTAAAATCTGAAATTCTTTTGGATTATGAGCAGCTGTGTTTATAGCCATTAGTCAATCTCCTTTTTAATTTTTTTCGGTTTGTCTGCAACCACTTCAACCTTACCAATTAAACATCTTGGAAGTACATCCATTTTAATTTCTTTACCAGCTAAAAGCTGTTTTTTCACGTTTAGGTCTATTGACGTAAGCTTGTGAGGTGCAATATCTTTTTTAAGTATATATTTCATAGTCTATCCTAGTTTAAAATTACAAAGTTTTTACCATTAGATGTGGTAAAAATTTTATCATTACTTGTCATAAAAAAGCCATAAAGACTGTATGTCATAGGTATTTTTACACTGTAATTTATCGTTGAAACAAGCAAATTATCAACAAATTCTTCTTCATCTTGAGTATCGTTAAACGTTATCTCTTCAACTCTTCCGTCAATATAGTTATTTGCATCTCTTCTGTTTTCGTATAAAACTTGCTCTAAACGATTAGTTATATCTCTTAAATGTTTAAAAACAGTTTCATTGTGTTGTCTTGCATTCAAATATATTCTGAACTCTAATTCAACCTTATTAAATAACATTTTTTGTTTTGAGTCTTGGTTAGTAACACTGTTGACGAAAATCCTTATATGTGAGCTTTTGTTCTTTTTATATGTCTCTCCTATATAAACGGGCAAAGAGCCAGCATATTCTGTACGCAAAGTACTTTGAAACTTATTTAAAAGCCTATCATATATATAATTTATAGGACTGTAAGCCATTTTATCCCTTTAGTTTAGAAAACGTTAAATTAAATGTAGCGGTTTGCAGTCCATTTACATTTACTTCGTCGTCGATTATATCGTTTATACTTATACTATCTATTTGAAAATTTAAAGGTTTTTCTCCAAGAAAAATAACACTTTGATATGCTAATATAAATTGTTCTATTCTGTGCAAGTAATTAAAGAAATCTTTATATGTAGTATCATTTTTCATATTTAGTATATAATAAAGTTTTATTTCAAGCTCATAGGTATTTAAAAACCTATCACTGTTAATTTCATTAAATGTTTGTGATGTTGGATTTATTCTTATAGACCTATTGCCTTGCCTTTTATACTCTTCTGCAAGGTATATATTACAGCTACCTTGCAATTCAGATGCTAAATTTTTTTGAAATGAGTCTACAATTTCGTCAGAGTAAATCTTTGTAAACGATGTAGCCATTATTTGAACAGACTGTATCGAACTCTTTTATTATTTCTTCGAGTCATTTTTACACTTTTAACACCAGCATTATCTGTGTGTTCGTGTTTACCCATAACTTCTATTTCCCACTCATCATTTTGAGAGGCAGTGCTGCTATCTGCTGAACCTTGAAAACGAATTTCAAGACCAGATGCTAGTTTTTGATAATCTCCATTTACTATCTCATTGGACACTACTAGGTCTGCTTTAAGGTTTTCAGAGTTTTTAACATATACAGAATATTTAGCTGTACCAATAGCTCCAGCAGTAGTTATTATAACTTTCATTCTGTCGTATGTTCCAACGTATTCTCCTCTCGTGTCAACGATGTTTAGAGAACCACTAACTGATACTTTCTTGACATTCCCTTGAGACATATCCCCAGAGGATTGATATCCTAGTTTCACTGCTCCAGAATTTAAATCTTCTATATTTTTTTCATACTCTTCTTCTAGAGCAATAGCTATTTCACTTTCTGGTTCGTGTGCTTTAATCATAAAAGCTGCTGTTATTAAAGCAACAGTTCTTTTTACAAAAAAGTCATATGTGCCGTCTGGCAATACAAACATTTCTTTAGGTAGCGTTGCATCTACTTTGGATGTAAAAAACGCACTTGCGTTAGCTATCATCCTATTTTTAAAAGTATTATTATCTTCTCCAGCCTCCATAAGTAAATCTGAGGGATTGTTAGCGGAACTGTAATAATACACGACGTCGTTTGATGCGTCATAATACCATTCGTCATTAGCGTCTAAATCAGACAACTGTGACTGAGCACTACCTAAGTTTTGTCCATTTACAAACAATACTGTGACTAATCCACTATTATTAGCTTTGTATAAATTCGATGTATGTGCTACCCAGCCGTATATTTGAGCTTTTGAGTCAAACTCATCTATGTTAGGATAAACGTCATACAAGTCTCTTTGTGTTATATAATTAGCCATTTTCTATTGTTTCCAGTGTTCTTAACCACCAACCGTAGTAGAATCTTTTTTGCTCCGGTTTGTGATTAACTAATTTACTATAATAATCTACTCTATATGCACAAAATCTTTTAACTGAAAGACCTTTAGCTGCTTTTAAAGTTTTTGGACCTATAAGGCCGTCTACTTCTAGAGGTATTACACTCTGTGAATTTATGGCTTCTTGCAATATTTTTACAGCTCTTTTTTGTCCAGTGTTAATAACACAGTCAAAATAAGCATATCTTAAAGCATAAGGGAGCTTATCTACTTTAGCCGGTACATAGTAGTCGTCATAGTAAATTTCTTTGGCTTTTTCCAAAGTAAGATATTTAATATTTAAATGAGGGTAGAACCTTTTAGTAATACCGTATTTTGTCTCTCCACCTAAGTCAAGAGCATCGTTATTATACCCACCCTCATTGTGAATTACTTTATCTATTATTTTATCTGCGTCTTTATTCATATCTATATTCCAATAAAGAATCAGCAAAAATACTAGGAAAATATGATGCATTTAATAATATACACATATTATTCTCCTAAATCTTCAAAAGCTTTTAAGTATCCTTGTTGTTGTTGAATTAAGTTAAATACTTCTTTTCTTCTGTTTTCAATCTCAACAGCTTCACTTTGAAGTTTATTAAATTGCTCTACTAAAGATTCTAAAGCTTTAGTTGCTGTTTCTTTCAGTTCCTTTTTATTTTCTTTTTCTTTTGCCACTGTAATCTCCTAGTTTCAATTTTGGCTTTGATGCCAGTTTTTGTTTTACACTTTTTCTTTTCATACCAAACAATTTTTTTGGTATAAAGTTTTTTGCTGATTCTTTTGTTACATTACCGTTCACGAGTATCTTCTCATTTTCATTCTTGTTTTTTTAGAATAACTCGCTTTTTGTTTACCAGCTTTTGTTGCCTTGCGTTTTTTTCTAGTTTCATAAGCATATTCTGAGCTAGACATAGATTTTATTAACCTAGAAGGCAAATATCTTTCTCCGGTTTTCTTAGAAGGTTTACCAGACTTTGTAGTCCATTTTTGTTTAGTCCATTTCTTTAAACTTTTTTGAGATTTTTTTAAAGCCATTATCTGTAGCCTCCGCCTTTAGCCTTATATTCTCTAGCTAACATTTGTGCCTTGCGTGCTGACCACTGTCCGGGCCTACCGCCTTTGCTACCAGCTTTAATTTTTTGGAATAATCTTTTACGCATTGTTGGTTTCGTATAATTACCAGCTTCGTTGACTCGAGATTTAGTTTTTGCCATTATCTAATCTCTCTTCTTATTTTATTTAAAACTTCTTCTTCGTTAAATTTCATTGATATTCCAGCTTCAAATCTAATCTTTTCTACGCCTTTTTCAAAAATTATAATTGTAGGAACTACAGATATTTTCCATTCTTTCTTTATAACTGCACCTATATCTTTATTCATTAAATCTATTTCAGCTATATAGCAATCTTTAAGTTTTTCTATTTTTAGTCTGCTATTATAATTCCAAGATGCGTTTACTTGAACTACAGCACACTCTTCTAAGGTCATTAGCTGTATATCTTGAAACGTTCTTAGATTAACTGACTGACCCGATAAAGAAGATGAGCAAGCAAATAAAGCAAAACCATACAACAAGCATTGTTGTAAAATATTTTTTATCTTTTTCATCTGTTAGTCTCCTCATTAGTTGTTATTCATATTCAGTAGAGTTTGATTAATACTTTTAGTGTCTTCTTTAATATCATCCACTTTTTCTTCTAATTTATCTACTTTTTCCTCAGTATTCAATATAGATTCTCTAACCATTTGGTCTTTCAATTCATACTCCATACGTGATACTTCTGGCTCTGGTAATCGCTTTGCCTCTTCTATATCAGACTGCAAGGAATACCATAAACCAACGACCATAGCAATAGTCACCGCAATACTTATAGCAGTTTCTATGCTTAGTGTAAATTTGCTGTCTTTTCCGACTTCCATTTTATTATCCTTTTATTTTATTAATTAATCTAATTAAATAAGCAATCATTACGGCTGTAATCCCCCGCCACCACCAGTAGCAATCTGACAATTAATTTGTAAATCTGTATTGCTTACACCATTGTTTGTAAAAGTAATAGTTCTATCTTCTGCACTTA